AGCTATATCTTTTTTCTTGAGACTCCACCCTATCTTTATAGCGATAGTGATTTGATCCATCAGTCATTATATCAGCTAATTCTGACACTCCATAAGACACCTCTGTTGCTTGCCTTGATACTTTGCCAAAATCAACTTCGTTTAAGGCTCTTGGATCATCTTCAAACCATATTTCATCTTCGGCTGGTTCTATTTTCTTTTCTGATAATTCAGTAAAAATACCTCTGACTTCTCCATTTTTACCAACTCCATAACCTCTGCAATCGGCACACATTTTAGCAGTATTCCTACGATTTGATACTTCCCCAAGTTTCTCTTTGCATAGCTTGCAATAATTGTATTTAAATTCTTGCCTATCTTTTGCAATTTGTTCTTGAGTTCTTCTAACAGTTGGCTTTAGCCTAGTTCCCCTAAACATCATAACTCTCCTCTTTGTGACATTCATCACATTCAGCTAAACCTTCAGGTGGTTCATCTAAATGAAACATTTCTGCACATATCGTGCATTCATACTCTCCCATAATAACCTCCCTTTTTAAAAAATTGTTTATATAATTTCTTTATTTTATAAATAAACCCACTCTTTTTAACTGGGGTGTTTTGCAATATATGTAACACAATAAATTTATTCATATTAATATCCTCTTTTAATTACCTTTAAAGATTTACTTATTAATGAAGCTATTTCCACATCTCCTTTTTTAACTAAGGCACTAACATATTCGTTAACAAGACCCTCGACTTCAAGCATAGCTTCAGGCCAAGTTGGCATATCATCTTTTTTATCCATGTTCATTTTCACTCTCCCAATCTTTACCATCTAATTCAGAATACATAGTTAAACCAAAATCATAACCTTGTTTATAGTAGGCAGACGATCTTTTTTTTTCATCCATGCCATTTCCATCTAACAAAGCATCAGCAACACCATCTTTGAAGAAGTTTAAATAACCTCTTCTCTTTATGTCTATTGGGCTATTCATTTGCATCTCCTATAAATAAAAATCCACCACCATTCCCTTCAGGATCGCAACTAACCTCAATGGCTATATCTTTATAGCCTTTTTTGGTTAGCACGAACTTTGGGAAACCATTGTAGCCATCATCATTAACCATGCCTACATATTGCTTGATTTTAAAGCCCTCAAGCTGCTTATAATGGTCGTCAAAACCTTTATTACCTGACATTAGCACTACCCCCCTTGCTTTTGATTAATTTATTAAAATAATAAACTCCATCTTCTTCATTAAGTTCGTAAGAGATAAGGTCTTGAAGATTGAAATCAGAAAACGCAGGTACGTTATTAATCTCGCCAACACCTTCTTTAGCATTGCCACTAATAACTTCAACCCACATTCTTTCGCTACCAATGCCTCGTTTTTTAGATTCAGCATTAACTGGAAATCTTACTTTAATCATATTATCGCTTTGGAATAATTCATCAGTAGGTAGCGATTTATTACCTTTAATGAATGTCATGTTTTTATTCATTATCTATCTCCCATATGAAATTGGTGACTTATTTTCCAAAATGAATCTTGCATCTTTCGTGCAGTTTCTGAAGTGATGTCAAAAGTTTGAGTATATTCATCAATAAAATCATTCATAGCATCATAAGTGTTATGAATAGCTTGCATTTGATCGGGTGTTAATTGAGCCATAGCCTCTGATCTTACTTGTGCGAGTTCTTCGGCTTTGATTTCCCACTCAGGTCGAGTGTCGATTACTTTATCTATATCTATTTTAGGCATATAACTTCTCCTTTCCTACAACGGCAGGATCAATATTATTTAAAAGATTAAAGATTGTTTTACTTCTATATGTAATTTTAACCTCAAAGATTTCATAAAAACCTCCAGGGTTATCACAAGTTAAAGCCTCGGCTTTTGCTTCATTTGGTGTCCACTTGTATGAACCTTGAAAGTAATCTGACTTATAGTAATATAACTTCATGTTCGTCTCCTTTTTGCTAGAACAAGATAGTTATATCGGTATTCAATACCATGTGTCAAGCACTAAAATTCATCTAATACACTTTTTGTTTCTAGGTGGGTGTGTGACTTACGAACTTTGCCGTATTCAAGTTCTTCTAATGCCCTTGGGTCATCTTCAAAGAATTGTTCGTTTGGGTCTGGTTCAATTTTTTGAGCCAATATCTTTTTTGTGAATTTTCTTAACTTATTATAATTATTGTTTTTGTTGGTCATAATTCATATTCCAAACAGCATCATCTGTCTTACATGGCCAACAATACCAAGAAAAGCCTTCATCGGTTGAATAAGACGCACCTGGTTTTTGACATACCGAACAAATGTTCGGCTTTGGATTTACTTGTGCTGCTGTTACCCATGTTCTTCTTCGGCTTTGTTCGCTCATTTTTCTGCCTCCTTTATTGCCCAAAATAATCTTGCTGCAACTTGGGGAACAATACTATTCCCCAAGGATTTTATTCGGTGTGTCCGATCTCGTATCCCATGAGCCACTCGACCCACTCGGGGTTCAGGCTTCCACCAGATTGGTCCTTCTCCGATTTGAAGTCGCTCTCGCTCATCCTCTTGACTATTACCCCCAATTGAGTGTCTTGCCTCTTGTTCCTGTATATGTTCAGATTCTGACCCGAGTCCTTGTAATCCCGAGCCGTTGGTGTAGGGTACATCTCCCTTTTCTTCAGTTCGGCCATCGCAACTGCTGTCTGAAGTGTCGCCCCGAACTTTGTTCCGTTTGCTCGAATCGATGTCTTCCCGTCCTCGCTCACCGATCCCGATATCTTTCCCGTGTGTGCGCCTCTCGGTGTCGCTGTTGGTGTCGGCCACATCATCTGTTTTTCCATTATCGCAACTTTTTGACCCAATGTTGCTAATTCTGGATTCTTTATTCTCGATGGTGGTACGCTCTGTCCGTCCTTGTAATCCCTCGCTCTTGGCGTTGGCCACATCATCTGCTTCTCTTGTTTCTCCTTGAAGTCTACTGCATCCGACAGCTTCGCTCCGAACTTCGTTCCCGTTCCCTTTCTCGTTACTGTGTAACCCGATTTGTTCTCCTCCACATAATTCCCCATTCCTGGGAAGTAGTCCGTTGCTTTCGGAGTCGGCCACATTTTCATTGTCTCCTCGTCCACTTGCTCCCTCAAATTGGAAGGTTTGCTGCGACCCTTCCGATGTCCGTTCTGCATTCGGAGTGTAGCTTCCTCTGACCTTTGGGGTAAATGATCCATCGTGTTCGGAGTGGCCCACAATCCAACATCGTTCTCGTCTGTGTTTGGCATCTGTGGCACAAGCTGGAATAATAAATGGCACGGCTCTATATCCGATGCTTTCCAAGTCAAAGAGACTTCGTTTGAGGCCCATGGGCATGTTAACAAAGCCTCGCACATTTTCCCCAATGATCCATTTAGGTTGTACGTCTTTAATAACCCTAACCATTTCGTGCCAGAGGTCACGGTCTTGTTCGTCAAGGTGTCCTTCTTGTTTTCCAGCAACTGACCAAGGTTGGCAGGGGAATCCTCCAACAACGATGTCTGCGTCTCTAAATTCTTTTCCATTAAAACTCCTTATATCATTAAATATTGGAACATCATGCCAATGTTTTCGCAAGACTTTTTGGCAATAAGGTTCTCTTTCTACAAAGGCGATTGTTTCAAATCCACCCACTAACTTCTCAGCAGCGTAACTAAAGCCACCAATACCACTAAATAAATCAACTATTTTCATTTATAAGTTCTCCGTTGCTGTTCTTGCATCATATTCGCCTCTACTCATGTCTCCATCAACTGAACCAAGCCATTTACGACCACCTGCTCTACTGAAAGAATACTTTGCGATCCTAACTTCATTCAATAACTCTCTTACCAATCCATCAATTGTTCGCTGCGTAGCGTTTTCTAAAACTTTAGGAGCGTCTGGATCTGCACTCATACGTTGCAAGATTGCATCAGCTCCTGATTGTTGTGTTAAGGCCTTACCTTCTCTTTCACATAATGTAATCCAAGCGAACATCGCATCTTTTTTAATCTCTCTGTTACTACCCGAATGTAATCGTGCAATATCTTCAGACCGATCCTCTAATAATCCAGTCATTGTATCACGAATAAAATGTCTAATATCTCGTCTTGCAGGTCCGTTAGACTTAACAACTGCACCATCAAAACATCTGTTTCTTTGATACTCGATACCTAAATCTTGGCAACGCCTACGACCTGTGGACTCGTCAACTTGCCATATTGTAAAGGCACAACGAACACCATCAACTAAAGCAGATGTACCTCGAATCATATTCCTTGCTTGCTCTGGAGATGACACAACAGTATCATCTTTAATTTTTGTCATATGATGACACATGATTACAGCAGCACCTGTTTCTGTAGCTATCTGAGCCAATAAACCTGTTAAAGCTGCACCTGCTGCTGGATCAGAGTTAACATCGGCATGAACAAAAGATGCCAACGGATCAAATACGATTAGCTTCAGATTATTCATTTGCAACATTTGAGCGTATATTTTATCAAACTCATTGCTTGTCTTATAGCCATCATGGGTGTCTTGAAGTATAGGGAAAACACCACCTAGATTTGGCAAAGACACAATACGAAGTTCGTGTTCGTAATTAAACCTAGAATTGTTCGCATCTAAGCGTTCAATTCTTCTGTGCATTTCACCTTCATCATCTTCTGCTGTAAATATAATAGCGTTACCAAACTCAGTAATATGACCACCAAAAGCACTAGACATAGGTTCTCCAGAGGCAACTTTCATAGCCAAATCCAAAGTCATCATACCTTTTCCAGCATCGCCAGACGCAGAAAATATTATAGGAACAGCAAGAGGCAACGTCTCGCCAATCAAAAACTTTTGTTCGGGTGCTTGACCCTCAAAACGATTAATTAATAAACTGCTATCTAATAGGTTAATGTTTCTTTTAACATTCTTAACTGTCGCACTTAGGAACTGACCTATATCAAAACTCTCTGCTATGGCATCAGCTGCATCCCATCTTTCAGGCTTACCTAAAGGTGGAGTTAACATTGTAACTGACTTTGCACCTGCGTTCATAGCTAAGTCTTGCACAAGTTCGGCAACCTTTTTTCCAGCATTATCATTATCTGGCCATATAACTAATTCTTTTCCATGCAACGGAGAGAAGTCAAATTGACTAGATGATTTACGAGATAACATTCCCGCTCCACCCATAGTGCATGTGGCTGTAAAACCTAATTCATTAAGAGCATCAGCACACTTCTCGCCTTCAACCCAGATTATTTTATCAGAGGCAGAAATGTTCGGTATATTGTAAAGAGGTCTAACGTCAGGCATTTTAGGATACGGATTAGTTCCAGTAAACTGACGAAACTCTTTCTTAGGCTTGCCATGATCGTCCATTGTAGGATTCCCTGCACCATCACGCATATTGTATCGTCTAACCATACATATGACTTCGCCATCTAAACTAAGATATAAATGCTCACTATCAAAAGGAGTTTTTATATTTATTTGTTGTCGTAAAGATGTATTTATAACTGGAGCAGGAGCTTCTGTATCTCGAACAAATCCAGGCGTATTATCCAGATAAGAACCGAACAATTCTTTTATTTCAGGAAGTCTCATACCACGACCCTCCATCAATATCTTTACAATACCACCTATACCTGAAGCTCCGTTAAAATCCTGACCCTTCATGAAATACGGAGATCGTGGATTAATATCTATCTTTAACGATTGCCCAGCTTCTCCCGATAAAGACCCGATGGAAAACTGATCGCCACGAATAACCCCGTTGGGGTATGTGTTTCGCAACTCATCTATTTGTACTTCTGGAGGAACTTTCTCGCTTATTAGTTCCACCAATTGATGTGAGTTTAACTCACGATTTGTATTGCCAAGTCTTACTATACTCATTATTATATCCTTACCTTCATTGGCTGAAGTTAGGCGACATTGTTTTCTCTACATTATAATGTCGTCTATTTTAACCCCAACATCTATCTTGAAATTCACACCACTTACAATCAAAAAAATCTTTTGAAAACGCTACTCTTGGCAAAGTTTCTTTTGCTTTTGTGGCTTCTAAAATATTTACTGCTTTATCACTCATTTCTTGTGCCAAGTTTTTGTTGAATGGCACGAGTTCGTAGTATATCTGGCTTGTGTTTTTATTTAATACTGTGAACAAACATGGGTATTCTGTTAAGTTCATATAGGCTTGATAGACAGCTATCTGAGCGGCATAAACTGCATTAGTTCTAGCTACACCCTTCATCATAAATTCTCTAAACTTTTTATCATTGGCTGACTTATTCTCCCATAAACACGGATACCCCATGTCAACAGGACCTCCGCATATCACACCATCTATATGACCTTTAATCTCCCCGTCTGCGATAGAAAAGCCAAATTGTTCGCCTTTTTTGTCTTCTGTACGCAAATCAAAGTTAGCATTTTTTAACCAGAGTGCAACTGAATCTTCAATTTCATGTCCAAACTGAAATATTCTCAAGGTGTTTGCAGTAAAATCACGACCCTCATCAGACTCAGTTCCTAAGTACCTGTACTGTATTTTTCTGGAACATGATTCGCCAAGAGACGAGCCACCAAGATAAGTTCTTTTTTTACGTTTGCTATTTTCAGCTAAGATTGCTTCATCAAGAGATGCTGAAATACTTTCTGTTATGTCTTTAGAAGGGAGCAATATCGTCTCCTTTCCATGATTTATCTGAGTATTGAAAGTGGATACGAGCAATATATTCTCCATCATACAAATCGTCTACATTAGCTGAAAGCTGTATGTTAGATACTATACCAATAACTTCGTCTTCTGACAAATCAGATAGTTTTTTATCCCAGCCTATTTGTTCGCACATACGACCAAAAACCTTTAGTGGATGGTTGTCTGACATTCTTCATTCTCCTCAACTTGAAATTGCACATCTATTTTAGTTCCAAAATAATAAATTACGGCTGATCCACCAATAACATCATCATCATCTTCACAAGTGTCCAATATAGCATCGTGGACGCAATCTATTAGTTCTTGTTGATCGCAGTCCATATCCACAGGAACAAAAAGTTTACCTTTTTTTTCTCTATAGTCTTCTTCATAGAAGATTGTATAATCAACTCTGATGCTTGCCATCCATAGCCTCCATTGCTAAAGCAGAGTATCCAATAATATCAATCATGCTGTCTTCATGCTTTGGAGTGTGTGTTAATCTTACGCATTTAACAGCAATCATACATCGATAAACGTCATGCACAGACACTTCTTTCTTTAACAACACAGACCACATTTTAGCTATGCTCTCATGAGTTTGATAAGCGTCTCCATAATCTTTAGCTCGGTCTCCTGTTATTAATTGTTCGGCTTTTTTTAGTGCTTGTTTACGCTTCATCCTTTTCTCCTATTGTTATAATCTTTTCGTCTATCTGTTGTTTGTTCCATACATAGTTTAACCAACAAGCCGCTCTGTACTTATTCCAACTGAAATCAACAGCTTTAACTGAAACACCAAAACGATTTAAGGCTTGTGATTGTTTAGGGGTTACAGCTTCATTCAGCCACCTCTTGCCCTTCTTAGCAGCATCACTGTCTTCAATCTCTCTTAGAAAGTCATCAGCCGATGCAATGGCTTGTTCTTTAGTACCAACACTAACCACCCTCAACTTGCCCCCAGTTCGTTTTACAACAGCTACAGATATGTCATCTAAGTGTGCGACCATACCAAACCCATTAAAGCCACTAGCACTCATGCAACGACCATTATTAAAGAGATCAATCCAACGAAAAGGAGATCTATCCATAAGATCAACTTCTGTCATAACAAAGTCTTCTAATGCTTCTTTGCCTTCCGCTCCAAATTCATGTCCACATATCGCACACTCACGAGATGACAATGGCACTTCTGACTGACAACTAGGGCATATTTTAACAGGAGCTTCTCCTGATCTTTGAGCTTCAGCTCCTTCAAGATTTACACCTTCATCTAACGATCCGTGTGTAAGTACACTAGTTCCAAAGTCTAAAACCACACAATCTTTCTTAATAACATTTGGATGTTCTTCTGGGTCTATTGTTCGTAAGCCACGACCAATCATCTGAACCATTGTGGATTTGTATGAACATGGTCTTGTTAGAACAATACAACTGACAGGTGGAGCATCAAAACCTTCTGTAAGAACAGCTACATTCACAACAACTTGAACATCACCATGCTCTAAATCATGTAGTATTTTCTGTCTTTCATCACTCGGAGTTTCTCCTGTAACAAGTTCAGCTCTTACATTTGATCTACGATACTCGTCACAAACGTCTTGTGCATGGACAACTGTAGAACAAAACACAACTGTTTTTCTATCGCCAGCCTTGTCTTTCCATTCATCTATAACTTTTTCATTGATGGCTCGCTTGTTCATAATCCTTTCAACTTCGCCCATATCAAAGTCAGATATGCTTTTACGAACATTTTGCAAGTCTTCTGTAACACCTACATCAATAACAAATGTCTTTGGTGGTACAAGAAATCCTTCACGGATTAGTGTTCCTATTTCTATTTGATGCGAACAATTATTGAATACAGTCTTTAAACCTTTTTTATCTCCACGATTAGGAGTCGCTGTAAAACCAACTATCTCTACAGAATTGTTCGCTTCTTTGACCCTGTTAATAATTCTTTGATAGGTTTCGGCTATGGCATGATGGCTCTCATCAATCACAACCATGTCAAATTTACACATATTATCTAAATTGTTCGGTCTTGAAAGCGTCTGCACCATACTAAATATAGATTGTCCAGACCAATCCTTTTCTGATCCGTCAACTATACTTGTGGATATGTTTGGATTAACACGAGAAAACTTCTCTGCATTCTGTCTGACAAGTTCGTCTCTGTGTTGAATAACTAATACTTTG